TATGCTACCGGAGTTTTTACCACTGCACCATGCGATGCTGTGGTCTTATGCGGTATTAGCACACTTTTCAATGTGTTATCCCCCTGCATAGGGCAGGTTACCCACGCGTTACTCACCCGTCCGCCGCTTTCCATTTATAAAATCACCCGAAAGTTCAAATATAAATTTCTCGCTCGACTTGCATGTGTTAAGCACGCCGCCAGCGTTCATCCTGAGCCAGGATCAAACTCTCATGTTAAAGATTTTTTAAGGTTAGTTTTTCTATTAGAAAATCTTAGCTTAAAATATCGTAAAAGTTTTATCTGACCAGATTGCTCTGGCATATATTTTATAGACTATCGTCTTTATCCATTAATTTACCAAGGAATTTCTTGGGTTGAACTTTATAAAAAAGTTCTGGTTGTATAATATACTATTCATTTATCATTGTTCAAAACTGCGTCGGAAACTATAATAACAAAATACTAATAGTATGTCAAGGTTTTTTTGAAAAATATTTTTATTACTAACAAAAAATAATTATAAATAATGTTTTTTATAACTTTATTAAGTATTGAATATATAACAATATTTAGCTATAATGTATAGAGCTATTAGAATAAGTAAATATATTCTTTTATTAATGTTGTATTTGTAATTAGACTATATAAAAAACAATAGAAAAAGGAGCTAGAAAATGTTTAAAAATCTAAAGATTAAAGCTAAACTTGGAATACTTTCCACAATTTTAACACTATTTATTATAATAATTGGAAGTGTAGGATTTTTGAATCTTACAAAAGCAAATAAAGATATTACCACTATGTATTACGATAGATTACTTGCTATAGAGCAATTAAATGATAGTAGAGCTCACGCAAGAGCTATTGAAGCTGATATATATAGTATTATGATGAATATACATGATCCAGAGTATCAACAATATAAGTTGAAAGATATAGAAACAAGAGTACAAAAATTTAATGAGAACTTTATTAACTACAAAAAAACAAAGTTAGATCAATTTGAAGTTGATACAATTAAACTATTAGAAGATAATTTATTATTATATAGAGATGGTAGACAAAAAGTCATAGATTTGGCGTTAAATGGTAATTATGCTGAAGCATACAACGCCTATGATAAAATTGAAAAAACTGCTGAAGCATTTCAACAGAATTTAATTGATTTGGCTAGTTATAATGTTACAGTTGGAGATGAATTAAACAGACAGAATAAAATTGAATATGGCAGATCAGTAAAAATATATATTTCTCTACTTATAGTTTCAATAATAATATCCATAGCCTTATCAATATACATATCAAAAGCAATAAGCACTCCTATAGGTTTATCTATTAATCATATGAGGAAAATTGCTAATTATGATATTTCACAAGACATTCCATCAGCATTCTTAAATAGAAAAGATGAAATTGGTGGTTTAGCTACTATGATACAGGAAATTCAGAAGAGATTAAGAGAATTGCTTAGAAATATTGAAGAAACATCTGAACAAATTGCCTCTTCATCTGAAGAACTTACGGCTACTTCTCAACAATCAGCCCATGCTGCTGAAGAAGTTGTAAGAGCAATAGATGATATGTCAAGAGGTGCTGCTGAACAAGCTGAGAGCACTGAAGAAGGATCAGAAAAACTTTCTAATCTTGGAAATCTTATTGAAAAAGAAAGAAATAATATGGATGTATTAAACGAAACTTCAAACATTGTACATCAATTAGTTTCAGAAGGTTTAACTATTCTTGATAAGTTAGCAAATAAAACTAAAAAAAGTAGTGATGCTACAACTAATGTATACGAAAGCATCAAAAAAACTAATGAAAGTTCCAAAAAGATTAGTGAAGCAAGTAATCTTATTGCCTCAATAGCAGAACAGACAAATTTACTGGCACTTAATGCAGCTATCGAAGCAGCTAGAGCAGGGGAGCACGGAAAAGGGTTTGCAGTTGTAGCAGATGAAATTAGACAACTTGCAGAGCAATCAACAGAATCAACTAAAATCATTGATAATATGGTTAAATCCCTTCAATATGATTCAAAAAAAGCTGTAGATATTATGGAAAGTGTATCAGAAATAATTAAAGAACAGATGGAAAATATGAATGAAACCGAAAGCAAATTTAATGAAATGAGTGAAGCTATTAATAAATCAGCCAAAGCTGTAGAAATAATTACTGAATCAGGAATTCAAATGGAACAAAAGAAAAATGAAGTTCTAGAAACTGTTCAGCTTCTTTCTGCTGTTGCTGAGGAAAATGCAGCTGGCACAGAACATTCATCAGCTTCAATGGCAGAGCAATCAGCTTCAATTAAAGAAATTGCAAATTCAAGTGAATCATTAAGTGTATTATCTCAAGAACTTCAAGGATTAATTTCTAAGTTTCAAATTTAATACTTAGTTGATAATAGTAGTAGTAACCCTCCAGTTCAAAAATAAACTGGAGGGTTATATTAATGATTCCACATTGTGGTTTTCATACCACCATCGTTCATAATTCCAAGTAGTATTCCTATACTACAGAGTGCCTTTATTACTGTCATTACTTGATCATTATCAACTTCAATTCCAAGACTTGTTAGTATAAGAATAATGGAGCTAGTAATTCCAATTACAGTTTTTGTATTAGTAAGTTTATTAAGTATTCGTTCCATCTTGAATCATCCTTTCTATTTTATCTAATTCTACTTTTATATCACTTAAAATTTTATTATAACGTGTGTTTTCTTCTTGAATTTTTTCATTTTCTTTTTTTAATTCTATTATATTATCTTTATTTTGTGAAAGCATATAAATGTATTTATCCCATGGAAAATAATTTCCTGGGCATAACTTATATACTGCATAATCATGATGTTTTTTTACTCTATCAGTACCTATATCATATTTATTCATAAGATATTTGGTGAGATTGGTAAGTGATTCTAATTGTGACTTAGGCACTTGTTTTTCTGTTTGATTTTTATGTTCTTGATAACAGCCTTCTAAACATATTCCTATTGATTTGTAATTCATACCTTCTTCTTTACAGTGACTTCCTCTCTGATTTTCTTCTCTTCCTGTAAATATATTCCCTCTTTTATCTATAAAGTAATGATAGCCACATCCAGCCCAGCCAAAAGAACGATGCCAACTATGCACATCTTGAATAGTACAGTTTTTGGCTAAGGCGTGATGTATAATAATATAGGAGGGCTTGTTATTTCTTGGAACGTCTATATTTAGTTTTGTTTGGATTATTTTCATAGATATATTCCTTTCTAATTAATATGACCTAGTATGGCTAGTAGCGTAGCAATAGAGCCTATTATCCACCCAGCATATTCTCTGTATTCTTTTTTATTACATGTATGATCTTCAAGCCTCTGAACTCTGTCGTCCACGTCATTAATAACTTGTCTTAGTCCATTGTAATCTCTTATTAAAGTCTTAGTCTCAGCCATTGCGATTGTTAGGTCGTTAGTTTGTTTTGTGACTTTCTGTATGGCTTCGTAGAACTCTTTTTGAGTTACAGTATCGCTCATTAAGTGACCTCCTTTTTAAATATACTCATAGTTAACTATATAAGTAGTTTAACATTGTTTGATATGACATTAACACGCCATTATTTGATTGATTTTCTTTTCTATTCTTTGGATTTGTCTTGTTGACATATCCATTTTTTCCGCTGTCTGTTCTTGAGTTAACCCCTTTATTTTTCTATAGTAGTAAATCTTTGCTTCTTTACCTTCTATTTCGGAAAATTGATTATCTACTTTTTCTTTCTCTAACAATAACATTTCCAATTTTTTCTCATGTAGCAAAATATTTTCCTTCAATATGTGTGATTCTTTTTTATATAAATCTAAAAAAAACTGAATTATATTTATTTGTCTTTTTAATTCTTCATATGAGTAATATATAGTATCTATGTTTTTCTCCCCCTTAATAATCTTGTATACTAACAGCTGTCTCAAAACAATCTTTTAATAACTTATATACTTTAAAAATTTTATGACTATATAATTTTTATGTAATTAACTTTTTCTTTTTTCCATAACCATCATTATTTGTTTTGATTAGTTAATAAGTAGTGTGCTACTAAATAAATATTAACATTAATTATAACGACATTAACACGACATATCCTTCTATAAATACAGTTAATAATTATTCCTTATGTTATTTTTCGTAATTACACAAAATAATCTTACGTCTATTTTACGACATATTGTCACTAATTTCAATATATATTATGGTTTTGTTATGAATTATATTAAATTACTATAGTATTTTATTATAGGTATCCTAAGATAATAGGCTTATTGATATTATTACGTCATTTTAGTATAATAAAAGCGAGGTGATACTATGGATAATAATTTTGTTGGAAAAAGAATTAAATTAGCGAGACAACAATATTCAGTATTACATAATGAAAAAGTTACTCAGCAAATTCTTGCCAATAAATTAAATATATCCCGTACATATTTAGCTGATATTGAATCAGGTAGAACTAATGCTAACTCTACAATTCTCAATAAAATATGTAAGGCACTTAATCAACCTATAACTTTTTTTATTGAATCTAAATATAGAAAAGAAAAAATAGCTGATGAATTAATTAATTATTTAATTGAATTAGATGTTATAAAAAGTGATGAAGAATTAACAGAAGATAAACTTGAATGGGTTATGGAACTATTAGGTAAAGCTATTGATATGTCAAGAATAAAAGAAAAACAATAACTCTTATTGCTTTTCTTTCTCTTGTAATAATTCTTTTATATAAATTTTCATTAATTTGATATTATCATCTGGTTTTAGTATCTTCATTAATTTCTTTTTAATATATATTTTCAAACTTTTAATAGCCTCCTCTTGCTTTATATTATAGTTATTAGATGCTTGTACAAATATACTATATATTTGGTTCAATGTATTAAACCATTTAATAGCTTACAATGTCATCTAATTTACAATTTAAAGCTTTAGCAATTTTACAAAGAGTACTAACTTTGGGATCTACATGATTATTTTCAATATTGGATAACGTAGATCTTGGAACTTTAGACTTTTTTTCTAAATCTCTTATGGATATATCCATCTTCAGTCGCAATTCTTTTGAGTGTATTTTCATATTTTTCACCATTTATTTTATGTCTTTAACCCTTATAAATATTAAAAATATCCTCATCGCTAGATACTACTTTTTAATTCTCTCATTCAAACCATATATATTCAAACTTTTTATGATTGATAATTTGCATATATAATATTTAATTATAAATAATTATCGTAGAGAAATAATGAGAATTAGAAGTGCTATAAAGAACTGAATTATTATTAAAAATACTATAGAAGGTATATAATATTACTTTTTGAAAACTAAAACAGCACTACCAATTGCTCTTTCTCTACCATCAGTAGGACTATTTTTGATATTCCCATCAACTATCATTTCTGATGAGCCTCCCCCATCTAAATTAACGGCATTATAACAATTTAATTCATACATTAATTCAGCACACTGATTGGCTGTCATTCCTAATGAATAATTTTTCCCTCTACCTTCCACTACAACCAATACCCATGTTCCATCTTTTTTTTGACCTATTAATGTTCTTGGGTGTCTTGTTTTACTATGATTAATAGCATCTTTATTCAAAGTATTAATTTCACCATTTATTATTAGTGCCCAAGATATACCTATTATCCAGTTAGTCTTTCCTTGTATTTCAGATATCTCTTTTGCATTTTTTAGGTTTTTTATTTCTGTAGTACCATCTTTGTAATAGATGAAATCTGGAAAAGTTGGACTAGTAGAATAATAACATTTACCTTCGTCAGCGAATCCCCAAAGATGTTCTCCTCCACCAAAGAAACCTCCATTAATCTTACATACCACTTTTTTGTTAGCATAAGTCTCCACATTGCTATCAGGTTCTATTTCACTTAACTTTTCGTATTTACCACGCTTACCTAATGTAACATCTATAATGAAATCTTTTTGAGATGCTTCAAAAATATGAACCTTACTACTGAATTTTCTTATGCTACGGTAGTTATACTTCTCTTCCGCAGCATTATACTTTTTTACATAGCCACCGTGTACCCATCCACTAATTTTGTCTGATTTTATTTGATACCAATCTGTTTTCTCTCTAACTACTTCTAGTTTATCGCCTTTATATACAACACCTAATTTATTTCCACCTATATTGTCTCTTACATTTAGTGCTGTTGCCGTAACAACAACATACTTTTTCTCCTCAGATTCTGGTGTTGAATCAATATCACAACCACTTTGAATTGGATTATTTACTTTCGTTTCTTCTGTTATTCTATTGAGCATTTCAAAAAATACCCATAATGGCGTTGATTCTGTTAAATCTTTTTCTAACCAGTTGTTAATATTATTAAGTAAACCTTTTTTATGTAAGTTTTTAATAGCTTTTACGCCTAGTTCTTGTTCCCAGCTCATATTATTATCTCCTTTCTTTCTAATTGGTCAATTTGAAACTTTTTATCTTAGGACAATATTAGGGGTATAAACAATCCCAAGATTAACGTTAATTTATTGCTTTCATCAATGTTAGATCCTTCTTTTTATAAACTCATGATGTTATTCCCTTTGTGAAGGAAATTCTTGTTTTATTAGGGATTTTATTGCGATTAGGATTCCTATTCTGCACTAACTATACTAGTAACAATTTCTTTCAAATTGCTTAACATAGGTACTTGTTCTAGTTTGTATTTGCCTTCTTTAACTAGTCTAACCCATACTTTCACAATACCACTATCTTCATTAAACATTAGTTTACACCTCCTGCAAGAACAACAGATAATTCTGCTACAGCTTTTTCCAATTCAGCTATTTTTTCTTCTGCTGATATAGGTTTATTTTTATTAATTTTTGTTTCTATTTCTTCTTTTTTGGCAAGATACTGTTCTTGCGATATTTTAATTAAATCTTTATGCTTTACATTTGATTGTTGAGTTTCAAGAATACATATATCACTGTCAAAATTATAAACTTGACTTTTAGCAATAATTCTATCTATATCTAATCCTTTATAATTGCATACGAACCCATTTTCTCTTAAATTATTTATTTCATAAAACATTCTATTTACCTCCATTAAATCAATCTTCAAATGAACATATACCATACGCTAATGCCTGTAATTCTGCAAATCTATAACGAAAATTATAAGGATCCCATCTACCATAATAATAATTGACATCTGTTATTGCTCTTTTATTAGTATCATTAGGATGTCTATTAACTTCTATTAAACAAACTTGCTCGTTTAGATTTATGAAACCGAAACATTCATAAGGCACATCAGTAAGAGAAACGCTACTATATCCAGCACCTGAACCATTAGAAGGAACATAAGCACGATAATAACCGCTAGTATTATATGCAAACATTACATCTTGAGGTTGATTATATATTACAGTTGCTAAAACATCAGAAGAACTATGTAGTAGCTCTTTTATTAATGTCATGTTTTCATTATATTGATAAGTTTTTGATTGTTTAACGATTATAATACCATACTGATTAAACCCTACAGCTTTACCTTCTGTTATAGGAATAATAGATTCTACAATCCCCTTATAATTTATTTTATAAGCTCGTGAACCATCAACTTTAATGAAATAAAAATTATTCTCATCTATTCCTCTCAAAAGCAAATTATTGCTACTAATGCTACCAGTAACGTCTGTAGAAATTTTCAGTTTTTTACCCCCATTACCAAAACCATGTGTTTTTAAAACATTATCTATATTCATTTTTTACTACGACACCACCTTTGACACTATATTTCCGTCTGAATCATATGCGATTGTCCATGTAATAGTTTTTAATAATATTACACTATTAGTATCATAGAAATACCATGTATCTGTAGTATAATTTGGCGAAGTACCACCTGATAATATTGATTTCATATATAATGTATTATTTGAGCGTTTATATTCAACTGTTTTGTAAATTCCATTAGAATCTTTTGAGCTTGCATAAGATGAATAATTTTCAAGTTTTTTATTTATGTTATCAACATCAACTTGGTTCGCCTTAGCAGACATAGACGCATTAAGAGTAGATAGATTTACTTTTTTATTGAGATTTTCTTGAACAGTATTAAGTTCAACATCATAATTTTGCAATTTATCTCTTATCGATTTATTTAATTGTTGTACTCCTATCTTAGCCACTTTATCATCTCCTCTCCGTATTATTTATTCTTGTAATACCCATCCTTTTTATTATAACTACATAAATTTATTTTTTCCATTCTCCTCCTACTTTTACATTCAGAGACGTTCCCATTTTCCATATACCATCTTTTTTATAATATATAGAAGTTATAGTTTTGATATTTCCATTTTTCTTATACTTTAAATTAAAAGATCTCTTATCCGTAATAAATGTCAATTCATTACCATATATAACATTATTAGCAACTATTGTATAAGCTTTAATATAATAAGTTGTTTCTGGTTTTAATCCCAAAACCTTACCACTAATCTCACCGCTATTTCCTATAGTTCCTAAATTTATTTTTATATCATTAATAGTGGGATTGTTATTAACAGAACAAACAAATCCATATTCACTAGCTCCTAACTTTGTTTCTAAAAACTTTTCACTACCAAAGTGTATGTTATCTTGTATATCCACAATATAAGGCTTATAATAGTATACAGTAGTTGGTAATAAATTAGTTATAGTATGGGAGAATGATTTAGATGGTGATTTATTAAATTCTATTTTATTGTCTGATAATGTAGGTTGCTTATGCTTTGCCCATACGAACCCGTATTTTTTTATATCTATACTTTTATCCACATTTGCAGTTATTGTAGCATTTTTATATGTTATATCAGTTGCATACTTAGTAGAAATAACTATTGAATTAGAACCTAAATTACTATTCATATTTAACTTGGCTATTTTTCCTGTTGCATTTACATATATATCTAACTCATTCCCATATGTTACACCAAATTTATTTTTAACATAAGTCCTTACATAATTTGCTCCATTTCTAAGTACTGGAAGTGGATTATATATATCAACTTCTTTACGTGTCTCTCCATTATTAGCAATGTTATCTGATATAGTTGGGTTATGGGCAGTACTCCAGACAAAACCATAATCTTCTATTAAAGTTCCAGTAGTAAAGAATTTTTCTCTGCTATAATAAATTATTCCTTTGTCATCTATTACATATAGCTTATAGTAATATAATGTTGCATAAGATAATCCTTTAATATTATAACTAAACTCTTTCGATGGTAATGTATTACCTAAATTAACTACATTTCCATTTGAACATGTTAAATTACTACTGGAACCCCAAATAAAACCATACTCTTTTATATTCTGCTTCGAAGTTTTTATAGTTCCTTTTACTGTAGCATCATTTATATGAATCATTGGTTCGTTAATATTAAATATAAATTTATCTGCACAATCTAATTCAAGGAATTCAGCTTTTGCTATGTTCCCATATGAATTAAAAGTGATTTCTTTCTCATTACCATATGTAACTCCAAACTTATTCAACATATAACTTCTAACATACATAGTACCTATAAACATAGTTCCTAAGTCTTTTACATACTGCCCGAAATTTCTACCTTGATATGGACTAATCACTTTATAATCATTAACAGTAGGCTTTTTATGAGTTGCCCACACAAAACCACACTCTATTGTTTTTGTCTGGGTAGTGAAAAATTTTTCTTGTCCGTAACGTATAATCCCATTGTTATCCTTAACAAATACTTTATAATAATATGTTGTTGCATAATGTAGATTATTAAGATTATGACTTAGATCTCCGTCTATAGAAATATCTGTATTGATAGCATCATTATACTGAGGGTTTTTATTCACACTTCTTACAAATCCATATTCTTTTATCTCTAATGAACCTGTGATATTACCTTTTAAATTAGCTTCATCTGTAGTTATACTATCAGCATCTAAAGTTTTTAACATTATCTCACTAGATGACCTAGATATTATGTTAGTATTGGCTATTGCTCCTTTTGAAGTAAACGTAATATTAATCTCATTACCATAAGTAACTCCAAACTTATTTTTACAATAGGCTTTTACATATATTGTTCCTATAAAAAGTTTACCTAGATTATTTGTGAATTTTAGTCCTACTTGATTTGTCTCTACATTATTTACTACTTTATAATCATTATCGGTAGGGTTTTTATGAGTTGCCCATACAAAACCATACTCTTCAATTTGAGTTTTTGTTGTAAAAAATGTCTGAGAACTATAATAAACTTTTTCTTCATCATCTTTTATATATGCTCTAATATAGTATAGCGTGGCATATGAAAGTCCGTCCAATGATGAACTGAAGTTTCCTATTATATCTTTTTTCCCTAATTCATTTTTATTATCATTGATAGTTGGGTTCTTATGCGTTGCCCATACAAAACCATGCTGTATTATTTTATTAGAGCTTTCTAACTTATCTATATTTCCACTAGCAGTAGCTGAATTATTGGTTATATTACTGATATTTGATATAGAAACACTAGTCATCTACAACACCCCTTACGTAATACTAATATCAACTACTTTTCCACTATCCCATACAATAGTAAAATCACTATTAGAACATATTTGGTCTACTCCAAAATTTTGATAACATATTAAAGGACTCGTAGATGGATTACCTGTATCTACATAAACAATAGCATATCTACAAGTTATATTAGTATTATTCCATGTGATATCGTTAGCTTTTAAACTAACGACACCATTGTTATAAGATGTAGCTTCGCCTGTTAAAGATTTTCCTCCCGCTATATAATTAGCAGAAGATATTTCGTGGCTATTGACATCTGATATATGTACGTGATTATTTACATCTGGAGTGTAGGCAGAAGATAACAACATGACTTTTACATCATCTCCCACCCAATCTATTTCTTTATTAAATGCCATTAAGGCTGTTTTCCCATAAACCTTACTAGTTGTTGCCATAATAAATGCACCTCTTTCTATTCATTAAAGGATACTATTGTTCCTGTTGCATCTGCTGTTGTTGCACCTGTGGCTGTTATAGTGTCTGTTGTTATTGTTGCAAGACCTGATTTGGTTGTGAATGTCATATCATCACCATATGTTGTCCTTCCACTCTCCACAATTTTAGTTCTATAATGGTATGTTGTGTTTGGTAAAAGTTCTGGTAAATCATAATTATAAGAATTCCGACCAAATGTACCTCCGCTTCCTGCAAGTAATGTTGTTCCATATGATGATGTAGTTCCAAACTCGAAATACCATTTTCCATCTAATGTTATTGGGTAAACTTCACCATTCAGTTTTGCTGAAAATATTCCAATATTAGAAGCCGATTTAGTATCTGTTAATGCATAAACACTTATGATAACCTTGCCCTGTCCGTCATTATACCCCGAAGAACTAGACTGATTGGCTCCTGCATTATATGAGCCTGCGCTCTGCCCACGATATCCACCATTCCATCCCCCACCACCTCCTCCATAACCATCATCTAAATTAGAACCTCCGCCACCAAAACCTGCTTGTGATGTTCCTCCTCTAGTTGTTTGTCCTAACGCACCACGACCTCCCTGTAAAAAAGATTTACCACATCTATCTGAACTTCTACTTGCTAAAAATCCGCCACCAGAATAATCGTTATTAATAAAACCTTGGGTTCCTGTTGCCGAAATTCCATGATATAAAGTGGTCAAATTACTTTGATAACCATAATCCGCACCACCATTACCCCCCGCAGATACTATAAGAGGTTCTACATATTCTCCAGTTTCAAACATATATTGACTATTACTAACAATTTTAGCTACAAATGTTCCTCCCCCACCTGCGCCAGTTGTACCATCTCCACCTGAACTAGTTCCTGGATGGTCAGTACCCGATTGACCAACAAGTATCAATACTATTTGTCCTTTTCTAAGAACAAATTCACCTTTCATTTTAGCTCCTCTTCCTCCATTTGCATGTGGACGAGCCCCATTTCCTTTGCCACCTCTGGCACCAAATGTTTCTATTCTGTACATACCATCATATGGAACAGTCCATCTTTGAATAGTACCATTTCTACCTGTTGATGTATTATTAAAAGTCCAAATCATTATTTATCACCCTTTTCTTCTTTTGGAGGTATTAATGAGTTATTCAAATCTTTTGGAATATCAATAGATTTATTGTCTAAATCCCCATATAGTTTAAAATATTCATCATACTTATTTTGCTGTGAAATATATTTATTTTCTAATTCTTTTATAATATCTTCAATCTCTTTATTTTTATCATCTATTATTTTCTTATTATCATCCCACTCTTGCTTAAGTTCATATAATCTTTCTATTTTTTCTTTATTAGTCATAACTAAACACTCTCCATTTCATTAATATTATTATTCTTCATATACTACCCATATATCTCCATCTTCCCCATCACTGTTTGTAGGTTCAGTTGTTGATACATGTATTGCTCTACTTTTTTCCTCAGATATAATAGGTTTTCCTTTGTATTTTAACTTTCCTGCATTATCGGATAGCTCATTTAATACATTCACATTACTATGCTCTAATAAGCTTTTAACTTCTTGATTTAACTTGCTTTTAGCAATAGTTCCATCTTTAATAATAGTACCATCTTGTAATTCTTCATCTTTAATTTCAACTGATTTCATACAAATAAAATCATACTGTGTTCCATTATCCCACTTAGCACCTGTTCCATCATCAACTTTCTGAATTTTATTTCCATCAACAATGGTGTACTCAGTGTCTTTAGTTTTAATTATCCCACCTATTGTTACAACTAGAAAATCATTACCTTCATTAAATTCTGGAATGTCAATAGGTATATGATTAGTCTCTGTAGTTAACGTACCGCTTTTTGTAAAATACATGACTTTTGAATTGTTAATAGATTTACCTTTATATTTTAAACTACCGTTATCATCGATTAAATTATTTAATACCGTCATATTTGGATGATTATGTAATTCTGTATGATTATGATTACTTTCTGCTTTATTATTCCAGTTAGATTTTTCTATATCTGTTACAAATCTATGTGTAGCATCTTGTGTAATCACATCTGCTGAATGACTTAAAGGATGAGTATAGTTATTAGCATTATTTTCAATACCATTTAATTTACTTCTCTCTGTACTAGTCATAATCTTTTTAGTGGGTGTCTCAGTCATTATATCCATACTATGATTTGATGGATGTATATAATTATTAGCATTGTCTTCTATACCATCAATTTTAGTTTTATCTATAAAACTCATCTTACCGTCAAGTACATGTGTCGCAAGTGGTATTTCACTTTCAGATATTTGTCTCCAGTCTGTACCGTCGAATCTATATACTTTATCTTCATTGTTAACTGATGCCGTCCAACCTTCTTCTGCATCTTTATAAGTTTTGACGAGGTCTTCAAATTTCGCCACTGCCTCTTTCCAATCAAGTTGTTTTACAGCTTGTGTAATTTTATTTTCAACTTCATTGCGACTATATGTATCGTCCCATTTTGACCTTTCAGCATCTGTGATAAATCTATGTGTAGCATCTGTTTGGATATTTACTGCGTCATTAGATTTAACTCCTTGGACTATTAATTTATAATTCACTCCATCATCAACCGGTGTAATTCCTACAATTTCTTTCAAAACTAAATATGTATTACCCTTATACAATACCTTATTCTGTGCATAGTAAGCTGTATTTGCATTATAATCTTCATACACACTAACTCTTTGATTAAGATTGTCCATTTCAGCTATTTTACCATTAGCTTGACCAATATCACCTTGAAGAGTTATATGTTTTTCATTTACAGTAGAAATAGTATTATCTAAATTGGATTTTTTAACTGTAGCTGTTGATATAGAAGCATCTATTTCGGATTTCTTAGTTGTCGCTATTGATATACTACCATCAAGGTTAGACTTAATTGTATTAGCTTCGATGATTTTATTATTTATCTCACCTATTTTTGTATCAGCTTGGCTCATCTTTGAATCAAGTTCAGATTTTTTAATAATAGTATAATTATCAAGATCTTTCTTCTTTGTCCCATTGAAGGGATTATCATTCGTACCAACATAATCATCTAATTCACTCTTTTTGGTATCAGTATGAGTGTTTAGTTGATTTGTTGTATATGTATCAATTTCACTTTCTTTTTGAGATTTATATGAATTCAAATCTTCTTTAAGAATGTCTGTACGTTGGCTTAATTGTATTTCTTTGGATGCAACAAAATCATTTATCTCTTTTTTTACTGTCCCACTTGCAGGATTATTATCATCACCAATAAAGTCATCTATTTCACTTTTTTTACTCTCAACATGAGTATTTATTTTTGATATAGCTTCGTCTTTTTTTGTATTCATGAAGGCATCTGCCTTGCCAATTTCATCATGCAGTGAAATATATGAATTATTGGCTTTACCAATTTCTTCTGTCAATTGATTCTTTTTATTAATTGCAGTATTTGTTGTACTTTCTAGATCTATTTTGGTAGTCTCAGCAGAATTGATTGACGTATTTAATATTTGATTAGTTTGATTACCTTCTTCATTTTTTGTAGTTAATACGCCCTCTAGTCTTTGTCCCTCTGAGACAATATTACCTAAATTTTGTAAATCGGTAGATGCTTTATTAACGTCATCTACTATATCTTGAAGATTTGTTACTGACCCATCTACTTCATTAACATGGGTATAGATTCTACTAGCAGGGTACATAATACTACCTCTACTAGAATAATTTATACTTAATGTTTTTCCTTCTAGACTCTTATGTAAGAAAATAACACCCAGACCATAATTCACACGAAACTTACTTTCTATAATTTCTGTTTCCGAATCTGTAGGGTCAATTTCATTAAGATTTGTAATCTGAACACCATAAAAAGCATCTGGAATTTCCAATAAAGTGATTTTCCCATTAACAACCACATGTGTTTCATTACTAATAGGTATAGACACCTTGTTGCCTTTATCATCTAGATTCCAAATAATCCTTAATGTCTTATCTACATTCTCAATTCCCATGATTCACACTCCTTATATGTTTTATCTCATGTTGTGCGCGTCTTAATTCTCTTCTTCTCTGAATTCTTCTTGAGTTTTTTCAATTCGTGTTGCATTCTTTAATGCATAAGTTAACACGCTTACTGCCTCGACTTCTTTTAATCCCTTATATTCTACTCTATCTAGAAATACTAGAAGGTTTGTTAAGTCATTTTCTTTTATTGTTATTTGGAATTCATTCATTTTTTTAGCTCCTTTATTTAATATAGTTTATTGATGAGATAAAGGGAATAGCATTATAATCTAAATATGTATTGTGTTTTGTCTCCCAATTATCATAGATTTTTAATAATACTATTTTTTCTCTTTTCTTATTTTCAAAAATATGATAGCCTATAATCAAAATTGTATGATTTGAATAATAATCTTTATGTGAATTACCACTCAAATTAAGTATTACAGGGTTACTGTTATCAATTTGATTAATAATTGTATTTATATTGTATCCTAACCCTTTCAAATACAGTTGTCTTGACTTACCACCATTTGCTATCAATCCTTTATCTTTATAAGCCTTCAATACGTTGTTTATAATATTTTTTATAAATAATGGTATTGTTCCATATTTCCTTGGATTAGATATCCATTTGGGATTTACTCCTATATCAATTACATGATTATATATATCTTCAAAATCTAATTTAACCAGATATTCAAATAATGTTGATATACTTGATAATGTACAATCTAAGTCGTCTCCCACAGTATCTTGGTCATGAGGTATTATTTCTCCTATAATATGTCGTTGAATAGAGTATTTATCATTTCCCAACTTTTCTTGAATATACTGATGTCCGAAATTAATTTTTGATATGTATTTTTTTCTTGGAAACATATTATCTATTATAGTCATAAATTTCATCATTTTGTCTCCTATAAACTGTTTAATGCATTTTTTAAAGCATGAAATAAACTAGCTATTACATTGTCACCTTTGTTTACATCTGGTGGAACTCCACTACTACCTAATGCTCTTAAATCCCTTGTCGCTTCATTGAAATAATCTGCTTTGATATTTTGTCCTTTTGAAACAGTTGTATGATCGCCTATTGAATTTTCTTTTTTAAGATATTTAGAAAAATCTATGATTTTATCCATAAAACTATTCCATTCAGATGCAGTTAAAGATGTAATAGGGTTCCCACTAGAAAAAGTGAACCCATTAAAATCGGATGGTCTTTTGGATACAGATGCTGATTGAGTGGTGCATTCATCCGAACATGAATCTGCACATCTAAAAGTACAACTGTACGTACACGTATATGAACATGAACCTCCACATCCTTTGCATTCACCTGTGCAACTATTATTACAACCTTCGTTGCAACTATTAGTGCATCCTTCTTTACATCCTTCTTTGCATCCTTCTTTACATCCTTCTTTGCATCCTTTTTCACAACCCTCTTTACATCCATTCTTACATCCGTTTTTACATGTTTCAGTACAATTGCTATTACAACCCTTGTTGCAATTATTAGTGCAACCTTTACATTCCCCAGTACAACTATTATTACATCCTTTAGAACAACTATTACCACAATTTCCTTTACAACCAGTGCTACAATCGTCCTCGCATTGTGTTCCACACTTTCCTCTACATGATCCATAACAACTCTTTGTACATAAGTTATAGCACGAGTCCCTACACATCTTGCCACACCCACCAGTACAATTTTTTGAGCATTTTTTATCACATGTATTTGCACATTCTTCTCTACATGTTGTATAACAACTTTTAAAACACATATAAGCACATGAATCACTACACATTGCACTACACGTTGTCTTACATCTATTTTTACATCCTGTACTACAACCTACACTACAACCCTCTCTACAAGCATTTTCGCATTCCATACAAGCTACAGGCATTATTACACCTCCATTGTAAAAGTTAATTTGTCCTTATCATAAATATAACTATACTTATCGATATTTACATTACTTATACATTCTCTAACCGCTATATCTAATATATATTTGTTTAATTCAACACTTAAATCACAATATTTATCTACTAATATTTCCATCTGGTCTTTTGAATACTCAAATTGATACTTATTAATAAGAAACATATCTATTAGATTTTGTATTGATTTTAATTTGTACGATGTATAGTGTATATACCCAGACTCTTCTTTTGTTAATATAATATTATGTCTTTGCATAATTAACACCCATTTTCACATGCAGTACATTCTTTTTGCTTAAATAGAAATATTACTTTTCTTTGAGTGTCATATCTATAGATATCACTATATTCACTTGCATACTCTACCCCAACATATTTATTTAGTAGATTTCCCCATAATATTTTATGTTCTCTCATTGATTTCACATAAAACTCCATGATGGTTTTTATCATTTTGATATCCCCATCTTTTTTAGCTTCATCAAGCATTTCAATAGACCAATCTATATTAACGATTGTTCCATATAGCTCCTTATGGTCTTCCTCATTCATAGTAATCATGTTTGGTACACCTTTTATATGCATTACATTTTCTAAATTCTTTTTCATTTCTCTTTCCTCCGTTTTATTCAATGTTGTTGTGTTAATAACAACATATTGTATTCTTTCTCATCTATTATCTCTAATGCCCATTCTTCTGGTATATGCATTTCAAACTTCTTATCTATATTTAATTTTTTATAAAGCTTGTTCCAATAATATACATTAGCCATTACTTGAGCCTTATGCATATCACAATGAAAAGTTGCTCTTTTATTTGCTGTGCCAAAAACATCATAGTTATATGCACTACACCAAGCACACCCTGTAGCAATTGGGCAATTAAAACATTCATCTGTGGATTGACTTCTTCTTGTTATACATTGTAATTCTGCTAATTGTTTATTTTCTTGTTCTGTTTCTATACCATCGTATATATTACCAATACACATTTCTTTTCTATCTTTATTACTTAAACTATACTTCATATATCTCAAGCAAGGATACGTTCTTCCATCATGCCCTATTGCAAGCATATCTCCTGTACCACCACAATAGTTACCATTCTCTTCTGGAGACATAGGCATCCCATATTGCTCTTTAAATAAAGTAGTATGTTTATGTTTGAATAACTCTCTATCAATAGTTATATCAGCTAATTCTTTAAGTTTATAATAGAATTTAGTAGCATCACTCTTACACCATACATCTTCAAACACTACATTTGCAGGAACAGAAAAAACTCCTAAATCCCATAAATGTGTTACACTATCTACTAAATAATCTAAATTTTGAGGTGCTAGAGTTACTTTCGTCGTAGGGTCTTGACGATCTTTAATCCAAACTTTTACACTTTTAAGCACATCATCATAACTACCTGTACCATCCTTATAAATTCTGCATGAATCATGAAGTTTTTTATTTCCATCAATAGTGATACCTACATCAACTCTTCCATCATTCTTTTTCATAAAATTTTGGAACTCATCAGTTAAATATAGTGTTCCATTACTAGACATACTAATCATATAATTATATGCCCAAGGATGTTCTAATTCTATGGCTCGCATCTTAAAATAATCCATAAAATAATCCATGACTTCTATATTTAACATAGGCTCTCCACCTATAAAATCTAATATAACGCATTTATGTTTTTCTAAATCTATATACCCATTATGTTTACTTGGGTTCAACAGAAACTCAACTATATCTTTGGCTTTTTCTTTAGTTAGAAATACTTTGTTTTTCCCATGTTGATAGCAATATGTACACCTTAAATTGCACTCTTCTGTGAGAACAATAGTCACATTTTTTACACATAATTCTGTAAAATGCTCACCTGTATAATTGCTATACATTTCACCAAAACTAGCTCCAAAAGATGTACTATCGGCATCCGTCATATATAAATTATTTTTAGGTTTTTTCATATTTTAATCCTCCTTATTAATGTTAATATAAAGATATCAGCCCCCTATAATCCTATAATTGACTTATCCAAATACTGCTACAGCATTTATATTTGTCCCAGTGATTTTACCTCTAAACTCTACATCGCCATAGAATCTACTATCACCTTGAAAATGTATCATTTTATCTTGTGCTACTTCCAAAGATATACCATCGGCTGATTTGATTTTTATGGGATGTCTGTTTAAACTTTTAATATAAATTCTTTCCTTACTTTCGTTAGAGGATCCTGCTCCATCGTCATCATAAGTGAATTCTCCTACTTGGTTACCCTTTACCCATAACTGTAAGTTTCCATCATTACTTAGAGAGAATCCATGTTTTATAGTGTTTGATTCATAACTTATGATACCTTTGTGGTCAATCTCTATTCTGTTCCCATCTTTTATAGTTTTGATTGAACCACCAATGATTTGCGGGGACATTATAGATACACTATTTATACTTGTACTTCTAATATAAGATGGTATAGTGGGAATACTAGGTTTGTCTGTTAATTCATTAAAAGATATATTTCCATTTATATTAATATTATTCCAATACAACGTTCCACTCTCTAAATCAAATACTCTAGTACCTTTACTATTTCTTATCTCTCCACCCATTAACTGTAAATTTTGTGCCATAATATTCCCACTAGCGCTATCTACCTTGAATTTATCTATCCATCTTGAGCCATCATAATACTCTATTTTAATCCCTTCAGAAGCATTTAAAGTTGTTTTTATTGTTTTACTTATATCATCATCATTAGTTCTTACTACTACACCATTTTGTGAATTGATTTTAACACCATTATAGGATTTATTATCCATGAGTAAGTTTTCTCCCGATAGTTTATCTGTAGGTAATCCATCTATAATATTAAGGCTTGCTCCACGTATAGTTACCCCATCTGCATTAACTTTAAATGAACCACTAGTATTCTCTATTGATAGATTGCTTCCAGCTATTACCTTGCCATATATAGCTTCTCCAATTACCCCCTCTGAGCTTATCGCCGTACCAGATGTATTCCAACCATCATTAGTAAAAGCTATCAAGTCACCAATTAACTTGACTTGTCTATCTATATCTTTAGTATCTGTTAATAGTATTCCTCGTTCATCAATTACAACTTCTTGATTAATGCCTGCAAATGCTCTTTTCTTGGATAGATCTAATAATCCATCTAGATAGTCTGAGAATTTACTTCTCTCTTTGTCATATAGTCCATATTTGGTTTTTTCCATGTTTATAGTTGTGCTTGTGGAAATACTTTCTTTTAGTAAATCTTTTAGATAGATGCTTGGATCATCCAATGAACTTTTGTTAGAAAAGTTCATATCAATTTCATTATCTGTCTCTGAATATGTATACTCAACTAATCTAGCATCGAAAGTCAAATTCAGTGTATCCGCTTCTATCTTAACTATATCTCCAAGTCCTGTAGTCACATATTCCCAATCTTCACTACTATCTATACAACGTAAATAGTTAACAACGTCTACAGAGAATTTTATTGATGGTTGAGCTAACCTAAGTAAAATATTTTGTCCTTCTTCATATAAATCTTTTTCATTAAAATAAGAACTATCTGCCCACGTTTTTTCTCTGGTGAACATATCAAGTTCTTTTATCTGTTCTTCTGTAAGATTGTTCTCTATTTTCATTAGTTTCTTTAAATCTGATACTTCTTTCTTCTTAGCATCTATACTAGACTGTTTGGTATTAACTTGCTTTTGTTTTGAAGTTATTTTATTTTTAATACTTGTTTCTTGGCTTTTTAGAACTGATAAATCATTTTCGCCTTGTCTTATCAAAGCATCTATTTGTAACTGTATACCTTTTAACTGTTCTTTTAATACATTTAATCCTTTATTATCATCCTCTGGACAATATAATAATTTATTCATCTCATCCTGAAGATTAGATAGTTCTTTATATTTGATTTTCAACATATCTTCTTTACTTTTTATAAGTTCTTTATAATCCGTTAGCGCATTACATAAGCCATCTGACATATAGTCAGAATGCCCTGTTATGGTATATGTATCATCTAGATTTTTTTTTCTACTAAATCCAGCCATGTAATAAGCATATGTTTCTATATAAGACTGCCCTGTTGGATTCAGCCCATTAATTGTCATGTTATCTTTTCCATAGCATTTTAACCTTGTTACAACTTCTTGAAAGTTAGGTTTTATATCAATTGAATTAGCATAATTTCTTTCGCTAAGTACAAATCCTTTATTCTTCCCTATATTTTCTAAATTTCTTATATTGATTGTCCTATTAACGGTATCAAATTCAAATATACATAGATATTTTTTCTGTATGTCGATAAGAAATTCAAGTATTGTCTGTTCAGATACTTCCATTGTTCTTTCAATTAACATTAACTCTGGTTCTGTTATACCTAATTTCCAACTAGGAAATTGTGATATAACATAGCTCATCATATAAGATAGGGGTTGCTGTCCTTCTTTCCAACTTCTTACAAGTTTGTTGGAAAATATATATTCATATGAGTACGCAACTACATTTTTAATAGCAGTTTTTTTTCTTATAGTTTCTTCGCATTCTTTAATGATAAAATATTGCTTATTTCCATTGAACTCTACTAATAATACAAAATCACCTTTAATTAAATCATACTCATCATTACTTTTATCTATCTGAAATCTAATTTCATCAACTGAGCTAAATCTTTTAGTAATCTCTTTATTGTATGCTCCTGTAATTCCTTGTATTGGTGTACGGTTATAATCTGGCTTACATACTGTAATGTTAAGTTGTATAGGTTCATTTTTCTTATAGGATTTTATTAAATCAAAAGGGATATACTGCATAATAATTACCTCCTTTCTGTATCTATATAGCTATCGGGTACTGCATCTTATATGAGAGTGTACAATCTCTATAAACGCTAATGTTATTAATACCATATTTTAACCTAAACCAATTCATATTAAATTTATCTAATCTATAATTATCTGGATACAGTTGATTCCCTATTACTTTCTTAGTATGATTGTTAATATATATTGTTTCTTTATTGTTTAGTCCAACGAATGAAAAAGGTCTATCCTTATCTTTGTCACCAATTATTTTAATTTCACTACTTGTTGTTATAATTTCCATCTCTGGATAATACCAATTTAATACATTACTTTTATTTTCTAAACTAAATGTATATGGATTATTATCGTTTGTTCCTGATATTACCTTTGTTACTATAGTAGTTGGTGCCCATGCCCATGGAGCATCTGTTCTAAAATTAAGTGTAATGTATCCTTCATCATTTCCATTAAGAACTTTAGTGGATTTGTCTATGCATATTACTTTGTATATTACTTGTGGACATTCTTCAGATTTTAATTCTTGATAATAAGGAGCAAATATTAATTTTGCAAAATCAACCTTAGTCTTATAATCCCATTTTCTATTATTGCTTCTTGCAAATTTCATAGAAAATGATATAGGTTGTCTATCTACTCCATAAAAATATGGTTTATCTGTATATTCATTTTTTTCTTCTATTATAGACTGAGAAATTCCAAAATGACTTTCCATCATTCCTCCACCTATTTCAACTGCTATTAATCCAAATTCATCATATAAATCTACTTCTCCTATATGTATTTTTCCTGTAAACATTCAATCACCTCCATAAATAAAAAAGTCTTTTAACTACAATGTCTGTATATTCCATCTCTATTAAATGTTTGTTTTAACTTGTCTAGAGCCTCATCTACAGCATCTTGTAATCTATCAAAATTACCGTCATTAATATCTCCTTCTACTTTTATTAAATTATTAATACTAATGGCTTCTTCAATATCTGCTCTAGTAACTTCTTTCCCAAAAGACTCTTTGATTAATTGCATGTAATTAAATGAATCTTTGATTCCTTTTTCTAATCTAATCTTTTTATTCAACTCAAATGCAATTTTTTTTGATTTTTCATCTCCTAATAACCAAGCTAATTTATTGTCTAAGTAGTCTAGATATTCTTGATCTGACATATTAGCTAATTCACCTGGTTTTTTTATGACATGACTTGAGAATTCTTTAGATTGTAAAATTTCTTCACCTATTTGTGGATTATTTTTATTAAACTCCATAGATTTCATTATATTTGCTGCTTGTTCTAATTGTAAGATTAAGTCATTCTTAATAGTATCGCCTATTACAGAAAATCCATCTCCCCATTTATTTTGATATTCAATTATCATATTAGATATCTCTGTTGCACTTTTTTCAATCATTATTTTTCTTGCTTCTATATATAGATTATCTTTCTCTAATCTCTTATCTAGTAATTCCATATTATTATCATGTCGTTCATTTTCTGCTTCAATAGACTCTTCAATAGATTTCATCTTTGCTTCTTTTTCTTTATTGATTTGTTCTTCTTGTTGTTTAATTTCATAATCATGAGTTTCTTTTGAGATGTTCTTTTCAACTTCTGCTAACTCTTTTGAAAGTTCGTTTTGCTTAGATTTGGCTTCCATTGAATCATCAAGAGATAGTTTATTAATTTGCTCTTGTAGTTTGTTTTTCTTCTCTAGCAACTCATTCATTTTTTCTTGTTGCTGTAATTGATCTTCGTGTTCTCTTAGAGCATCTAGTCTTGCATTATATAATTCTTCGTATTTTTCTTGTTCTTTTTCTAGTCTTTTAATTTCTTCTTCATGTGCTTCTTCTTTTGATTTTCTTTCCTCTTCAATACCTTTTTCTATTATTTGAATTATTTGGCTTTCTGCTTCTTTTACTGTATTAATCATTTTTTCTCTTTGAGCATTATAATTTTGTGTTATCTCAATTTCAATACTAGCTTTTTGCCCATCAAGTTTATCAATTTCTTCTCTTAATAATGCACCTGCTAATTTACCATGTTCTGTTTCTTCATCTAATCCACTTAATTCATCTTTATATTTTTTAATCAAGCTTTCTGCTAGGGATAATTTATTACATAGAATTTCTTGCTGTTCAGAAAATAATGATGCGCTTTTTATTATTTCTTCATTACTATCTATATCACCTAACATAGTCATAGAGTCTTTTACTTTTTTTAGTTGCTGATCATATTGTAATAATGGTAATTGTTCTATTTCCATTTTATTCTTTTTAACAACTTCAACACTATTTAGCCATTTTTTTTGTAAATCTGGTAGATGTTTGTTTTGAGAATCTACATAAGTTTTGAAAGCATCTTTTAATTCATTATAATTATTGATTAAACTAGTTCTTTTGTTACCAGTAGACTTAGAAATCTTCTTTTTTAGAGCTTCCATTTTATTTGAATAACTTTCAAAGTCTATATCATCACCTATGAAATTAATATTATTATTCATTAATTTTTGTTTGCTATCTTTCATCTTTGTGCGATAGTTCTCCGCACTTTCATGATAGAGTTGTTGCTGTTTTTCTAACAGTATATTTTCTTGTTTTAGATAATCAATTTTTTTACTATCTGCTTTTGGCAGAGAATTCATTAATTTAGATAGTTTATTTAATGCTCTATCATTTCTTTCGATTTCTTGATGTAACTTAGTGAATTCATCTACACCACTATCTAAATTATTTGTTTCCAATGAAGATGTATTATTTCTAATAATTTCTTTTAATTTTTCTATAGCCTTTTTTATTGCTACTTTATCAACTTCATTGACTTCATTATAGACATCTGCTTTCTCACCGTCATATTCTAAAATCATTTCCATTGCTAACTCTGGATTTTCACTTCTTAATTTTGTCCATTCACCATTTGTTCTTCCATCTGTTGTAAAGTATTTATTCCATTTATTATTTAATTTTCCTATCAACGTTTCCTCAATCATTAACTTTGCCTCAGCTAATGATTTTGCATTAGCAAGATCAATATCATAATGCTCATTCATTATGTCTATGTAGCCTTTGCTATTCTTTACACATGTTTCAAAGAAATATTCATTTTTTTCGAGCTTTGATACATATGCTTGAGCTTGAGCTGTTTCTTGTTTATCTATTATCTTCTGTAATTCAATCCTTAATTTTTTCTCGTCACCAAGATATGCTAATGCATCTGGATTTTCTTTTAATAATAGATTGACACCATCATTTGATAATGATCCTGTATTATTTAGCTCATCTTTTAAAGCTTTGAATTGTTGTAATTTATTTGCTGCCTGATTATACTTTTCTTGGACTTGTGCAAGAAATTTATCATATTCTTTCTTGTACGATGTTAATTGTTTTTTTATTTGGGAATTATTAAAACCACCTAATGTTTCTTTATTAATAGCTTTTAATTTAGCTTCATATTTAGCTTTTAATTTTATTCTATCATTATATCTTTTCTCGATATCTTTAGTCTCTTTTTGTAATTCTTCTTTGCTTTTATAATAGCCTCCCAAATTAACTGTATTTTGATCATATTTGTTCATTTGTTCTAATATATATGTATTTGATTCTATTATATGCTTATCATAGCCATTTAAATCATTAATTTTCCCAATTTCATCTTTAACTTTTTTAATTTTTTTATCTTGATCCTCTTGCCATGATTTTTTTTGAATCTCAATTCTATCAATTAATAATTTATTTATCTGTGCGTGTGATTTTGATATATCAGTAATTACACGCCCTTGTTCATCATAGTCAACTTTTAATTCTGGATCAATACTAGCAATATTACTCATCATAGTATAGAATTCTTCCTGCTCTTTTTTATCTAGATTAGCAATACCATTTTTTTTAACCTTTTTTCTTAGTTGATCATATTTATCTCCAAATTGATTTAATAAGTTGATTTTTTTATTTAACGATTCCATTTCGTCATCTGACTTATCAATCTTTTCTTTATTTTTACGTTCTTTCTTAGCTTCATAATCTGTAATCAACCCTGCCCCTTTTAACACAACCCCCCCTGCCATAGCATAAGGATTTGCTGTTGCTATAAGTGCATTCCCAACTGTATCAAGACCAGATGACCATTTTTCTAAAGATGTTAGATTTTTATCTGATGCTATTTGTAATGTACTCATTACTGACGAAGCTACATTTAAACCATTAACCATTTTGGTAGAATATGATTGTAGCTTTTCATAATTCTGTGTCTTTATATTTAATTTTTCTTGTGCTTTACATGCATCTTCAATATTACGTTTTACATTCTTTATGTGTATTCCTTTATTTTTGATTAGAGAAACTTCTTGTTCAATAAAATTTTTCTCTGTAGTTTGAGATTTTGATAATTTTTTAAATTTACTTAATCTAGTTAATTCCTTTTCATACTTTGCTAATTGATTAGTTTCCTGTTCAGTAATTTGATTAAACATATTACTAATCTCTTGTAGACCATTTTCATAAGGTTGTGAGTTAATTTTAAGATCTACTTGTGAGGTACTGGAAATTTGTCTAGCCAATGTTTCAAAATATTTAACTGCATTATCGTAAGATTCAAAATCTAATTTTACCTTAATACTCATTGCATTATTGTCCATATCTTCACCTCCACAATAATTCCATTATCTTTTAATCTAATAATAAGTGATAAGTCTATTTTATATAAAAAGTTTCAGTAAGTAGTAAAATCTACTTGACATCTATTAAATGTTTTATTTATATGTTAATTAGTATAATTCTCTATAAAAAAAAGAAAATCCCTCCACTAGATTTCCTTATAATCAAATATATTATTAAAAAGCTTCTGAATCTTTTTCTTATTTATTACTTTCTTTTTCTGTATTTATATTAAGTAATTTATTTACATCTTCTTCAGGTAACTCACTTAATGACTCTATTATTTTCATAAACCTTTTAATAATACTTTTTACTATATCTATTAATTCACCTTGTATTTCTAATAAAATATCTGATGGATCTTCTATTATCTCATTCATCGCTTCTTTATCTTTTGTATCAATAACGATATTAGTTAACATTGGAATAAGAACTTCTAATACTTCTTTCTCTGTTAAGCTTACTTCCTTTGTCTCTGAATTGTAGTTATTAGTTAACAGTTTGACAATATCTTCTTGCTGCTCTGGATTTGGATTATAGATTTCAATAGGCGATGCCGAATCTGGTCTTTTGACTATTTTTCTTAACTTATTTCTTTTTAAATCACTAAAATTAATCACTTCACTCATTACTCATTCCTCCATTTAATATAGAATGGGGATAAACCCCATTCAATTTATTTAATATATGTAAACTCTGCCATATCTCCATTTTCATCTGCAAGAATATCAAATTTTGCTGAAAGTGTAGCAACATCTTTACTTGAGAATGAAATTGAAAATGCACCTTGTGGTCTACAGTTTGGTATTCTAAGTTGTACAAATTGGTCTGTACCCATTTCTGATCTTAACATAGTATCACCGTAGATAGCGTAAGCATCAGCATACTTGTCGTTAGATACTAAGAATGATTTTGAACCTGATTGCTCAACCATATAATATACAACAATTTTAGTATCATCAGCTGCTGTTACAGTAAGATCCTTATCTTTTAATGCACCTGGTTTCACTTCATCTTTATGGCTTCTATTATCTGCATCTAATGTAAATACTGCAATTGAACCAGCTTTTGGTGCTTGATTTAATGTGACTTTATTACCTGATACTGTTAATACTTCTCTTTTAGCAATTTCTGAAGCTGAATTATCATCTTCTGTTGCTCCTAATAAAATTGATAACCATTTTAGTTCAAATACTTGTAACTCCATTGAGAAAGTACCATTTTTATTGGAATCAAAAGCGACTTTATTAACTCCTTTCGCTGTTGCCATTACACGATCTGCTCCAAATTCTAATGTAGTAGAATTGGCATAATCTGTAAATAATACAGGTACTTTTGTTCCATCTGCTTTTCTTCTTAATAATTGTACATTTGTTGCGTCTTTAATTGCATAATTCATTATTAAACAACTCCTTCTATTCATTATTATTTTTTATAGAAATTGTCCAATGTTGGACAGATTCCTCAACCTTGAAATTTGGTGATGTTCTATACATTAGAAACTCTCCATAGTTATATTTTGAAATAATAGTTTCAAAGCATTTCATTAGTTCAAAATACGTCATGTTTTTAATTTGTTCTTTAGTTATAAAACTTGTACCACCATGTTTGACAACATTAATAATATCTGAGAGTAAAAACCTATTTTTTTCTTCTTGTTCTCTTCTGTGTTTGGTTATTTTGTAATATATTTCTTTTTGCTTTTCTGACATTTTATCAGTTCTCTTATAGTCGGATTTCACTCTTTGCCTATTAAACATTTTTAGGACAATATCTACGAACTCATCATAATTATTTTTATGTAACCTTCCTTGTTTACCTACTGTTACAAACCATACTTCTTGTAGAAAATATACTTTCTGATTTGTAAAAAATTGTATAGCTTCAATTAACGTTTTCTGGTAATCTTTGTCTGGTAAAGAGAAGATAACATCAAAGTTAGTGATACTATCTAAATCCTTTGTTTCTGCATTAATAAGAAGTTCTTTAGATATAGATATTGCACCTATATATTTATTAAGCTTTTCTTCTCCTATTTCCACAATATCTTTTATTAGGGGCTGGTATATTAATCCCATATCTTTTATATATATTGGCTCTTGTAGTAAAAGCTTTAGATACACATCTTCCTTCATATTATTAATTAACTTCCTTTCTATTAGATTTATCTAATAAATAAAAAGCTTGTCTTATTTATATATTAGACAAGACTGTTTTTTTATATTAATGATTGATACATAATCAATTTATTACTTTTTTCTGCATTGTTTGCAATATGCTTGTAATCCATCTGTACGAGATTTGCACTTTCCAAAATAATGTGAGAGCTTTGTTTGTTGACATTTTGGACATTTTTTATATGTTCCTTTTATATAATTAAGATTAATAAAGTCAATGTATTGTTTTCTATTTTCATTAATTATTTTCGTAATAATATTATTTATAGTCCTATTAACATTGGGTTGCTTCATATGAAGCTTAATAGCAATAGTTTGTTCTGTATAATCTTTACTTCTATACATATTAAGTATTGTTAACTCTCTTTCATTAAGATTAGCTTTATTAATTAAATCATCTAAGTCTTTAACCATTATGCCAATGTCTGTGAAGATAGAAGATTTTTTTACTTTTAATAGAGCTTTTAATACTTGTTTATCATTATAATCAACGTAGTTATAATTTGTATTATTGCTACTTTCACTTGCTTTCTTTAAATAAATAGTTCCTTTTAATATGTCTTTTGCTATTAGTTGATCTTGTCTACATAAACCAATATGTTTAGCGTATAAATATATTTCTTTCATGTTATTCGTGGTATTTTTTATGTATTTTATCTTATCTCTTAATTGATCTATATATCTTTCATATTCAGCTAAGCAACTTAGATCTTCATTTTGTAAATCACTGTTATATATTTTTTGCTTAGCTTGAACTCTATAATTATTGTTATTGCGTAGTAAGAAATCTATCACTTCACTTGTAGTATCTTCAGCAAATTGTTCATTTTTACTTTTCACTCCTTCTATTGGTTGTTCTTTTTTTAATTTCATATCTAATGCAACGTCTGTATAGAATCTATATTTTGTTTTCTTTACTAGTGGCTTGGAATCTGGTGAGAATAATATGTAATCTGCCATCTTCTGTAATATGAAGTCTTTAAGTGTTATTTTCTCTTGCTGTGCAATATTAATTATGTTATTTATATGTTTTATTCTTTCTTGTTGGGTTGATATTGTGTAATCTAACTGGTCTAGTATTAAGTCGTTCATTTATTCACATCCTATTATTAATTATTTATATTTATCTATTAAGTATTGGTTTAACTTTAATAGTTGTTATTTTTAATAGGATAGCATGAAGTGACGCGACATTAACACGTCATAAATGGGTTGAATTTGGTGGTTTTATTGTTTTATTAAGGAAATCTTGGTATAAAAAAACACCCTTTTATTAGGGTGTCAATTATTATTTATAAAATTGTATAGCACAGTTGGTTAGTGCATATTAGTATCCTATGACGCAGTAGTTTCTTTCTCAATTTCTGACTTATATGGTTCTGGTACTGCATCGATTAATATTCTTCCTAATCTAATTAGGAATTGTATAATCTTAATTTATGCTTGTTCATTTAGTCCACCCCCAATAGTACTTGACTTAAATCAGCTACTAAATTTTCCAATTCTTCAATTTTTTGTTCCTGTGGTGATAATGGTATATCTTTAAGAATTAGTGTATGCTTATCTTCATTACTAACATCAACTTTAACTACTATTTTGCCTTTTAAATTCTCAGTAGGTATTATTAAGTATGGTATACCCACTGGAGGTTTGGGTTATTTGTCGCCTGATGTTTGGCTAAAAATTGTACCTTCTGTATCATAAATTATTAATGTTTTCATTGATTAATCCACCTCTCGTTTTTTATTCATAACAATACCAGTTAAAATCTCGTGTATCGTCGTAATAAGACGCTCCGCCATTAACAGACCCGTTAACAGTTATGGTTTTTTGCGAATCGTTATAAGTTATATTTACTTGACTAGTATGAAAAGGATGACTACCAATACAACCACGGGTTAAAGATGCATATCCCCTAAGATAATAATCGTTGTCATCCCTTATATGTGGAACTTCAACAAAAACTTGAGACGGAGAAAAGTCTATATCAGTGTTTATTGTAAAACTGAAATTATAAGTGCCCACTATACGATATGTCACTACACCGTGTGCATATTTCATTTTTCCAGTTCCATCTGGTAAAGTACCAACTACTCCACTAATATTAACACCATCTTTTACATTACTAGCTACTAAATTGCTTAAATCTTTAGTTCCTACCTGTTCCCCATCATCATTTGAAAATGTTTTTCCCGCTAGTACATCAGATGGGGACGCATCTCCACTTGCACTAGCCTTTAAGAAAAAAATTGTACCATCATACCATACTTCGTATGCCTTGCCACTTTTTAATGATGGTGCATCTGTTGTATTTGGCTTATATAGATCTTTAGCACCAAGATCATTAATATTAATAGTTGTTGCGTTACCGTTATTATTTTCCTTTACAATAAACGTTAATTTCATATTTGTTGTGTATTCTGCAACGCTAGGCATATTTAATGTAATTGCTGTACCAGTACCATCTGCTATTATTACGTTGGCAATAGCAGACAAAGACGTACCAACTTCCTCTAATACATCCTCAACATTTCCGCTTGAAAAATTATTTCCTATATCATTTATCGTAATCATATCCGCTGAATGCTTAGCTGGATGAATATAATTATTAGCATCAGCTTCCACATTATGTAACTTATCACTCATACTGCCTACTTTATTATCTACTTTATCCCAGTTATCATTTAACATTGTTTTTATATTAAATGTTTCATTACCATCTGTAGTTGGGTCTACTTTGTATAGATTGAGTTTTGATGTGTATTTTGCCATTAGATTACACCTCCTGTAATTTAATTAGTCCTTATAAAATTAATATCTAGTATTTATATTTTAACTGTACTATTACTATTTATACTCCTTAATTTATTTCTAAATAATTTCTTTAAAGTTTTCACACCTTTTTCGCTGTAACCATTATGCAATAATCCTTTACTATGTTTTATAATGTAATTATCAATAGCCCGTTTATACTCTACATCTTTTATATCATTAATAACAAATATTTTACTGGTTTTAGGATTAATACCCTTATTCATAATTCGCTCAGCTATTATTCTTACTACCACTTCATTAATCATTAAAATATACCTCCTTCTACTTTTGCATTTTCACTTAGTAAAAGCTGATTTTCTAAATCTTCATACGTTGGTTTAACTTTAATTTCTTCTGTTATTAATTCTTTAGTTACAGGGTTAACACCCGTTACCTTCTTATTATCTAATTGACCATACTCTGTAATAACAAAAGGTAATCCATATGGTGATATATGAGGTAATACATCTCCTTGAGCATCACCCGAATTAAACCAAATTTTCCCTTTCATATCGTAAATAATTAAACTACCTCTTTCCATTTATATACTCCTTTCAAATTACTAATGCCCATCAGTACCAATGATTGTAAGAATAATCTCAACCAAAATCAAACCTACCATATGTAAGAGAACTAGTACTTACGTTACCACTATTACTTTCATCACTAGCAAAATATAATTTCGATTGGTTATGTTCTCCTCTTTTATCTATTGAAACAAATATTATTGCTGGCTTGAACGTCACTCCTCTTATACGTTTTACTTCATCTTTATTTGAAGTTATTTAACCTTTGGTCTTTTTATAGATTTGTTTATAGCTCCCCAATAATACCATCTGTATCCTCTTTTATTATTACGTTCGCAATAGTATTCTATGACGCACTAATTCTTTTCTTAATCTCTGTCTTGTATTCTTCATTTTTTATTTCTTCTACATCAATCAGCCCTATTTTTATAAGTCTTAATAATTTTTCAACATATAATTTATTTATCATATCAATCCCTCCTGTTTAAGTAAAAGTAAATCAATTGTGCTCTGCATTTCTTCCAAACGTTTTTCTAAAGATGTAGGTTGTGGATTATTTGGTGGTTGTATAGGTGTATCATCAAAACCCAAAAAATTGCCTTCTGTAATATTAGCTATTTCTACTAATGTATATCCTTGTGATGTTTTTTCCTTTTTTATTAATTCTGCTTCTTGTTCTGTATCATATTTTATTATTAACATGAAACTCCTCCTTTAAGATTGTGTCCACCCATGCTCATCTGTCCATCTTAATAAGTTATCTAAATTCGCTTGAATTTTTATAAATTCAAACATCAGTGAACCTCCACCCCCTCGATAGGCACACCCCTTCAGCTGAAATACATCGCCCGAATTGCAGTTTATATCTTCGGTATAAGTCATGTAAAAATTTCCCGAAATTGTTCTTTGAGTTGACCCTGCTCCATTATTTTTAGAAAAATATACATATGCACTCCCATCCCACGAAACTCGAGCACGATAAGATAGTCTAATTCTCCCCGAAGTTTTAACTGTAAATTTGGGACCCCAATCAATCCATGTGTTGCCTGTGTAAAAATTTAATTGTACAGTTGGTCTATAGTACGCAAGATTAATATTTCCGGGATTTAATTCGTATGGTATAACATTTCCCAAAACCCCATTAATATTAACTCCACTTTTTATATTATCAGCTTTAAGATTGCTTAAATCCATTGTTCCCACTATCCCAGTATCATCATCATTGCTGAACGTCTTCCCTGCTAGTACATGTTCAGCAAGAGCGTTCCCCTCTGCACTAGCCTGCAAGAAAAAATTTGTACCATCATAATAAACTGTATAAGGTTTTCCAGTTTTAAGATTGGGGGCTGTAGTGGTATTTGGTTTATAAAGATTTTTAGCATCTTTATTATTAATATTAATAGTTGTTGCATTACCATTGTTATTTGCTTTTGCTATAAATGTTAACTTCATATTAGTTCTATAATCAGTTACATTTGGTATATTTAATGTAATAGCTGTATCTGTTCCATCTGCCACTATTACGTTCGCAATAGCAGACAAAGAAGCACCAACTTCTCCCAATACATCCTCAACATTTCCACTAGAAAAATTATTACCTACATCACTAACTGTAATCATATCGGCTGAATGATCAGCTGGATGAGTATAATTATTAGCATCATCTTCGACATTATCTAGCTTATCACTCATACTTTTCACTTTATTGTCAACCTTATCCCAGTTATCATTCAACATTGTTTTAATTTCAAATGTCTCATCACCATCTTTAACTGGATCAATTTTATATAAATTAAGTTTTGATGTATAATTTCCCATTAGATTACACCTCCTGCGAATAGATTTAGTTTAGTATTTTCCATATCTTTTATGGTTCTTTTATTATGAATATCTTTTATTAGTAAGTATTTAATGTTATATTTTATTCCTAGATGAGCAGGAATAATTTGTTCTATGGCGTCTTTAACTGATTGTATATTATCTGGTACTCCATAGAAGCTATTAAACTTAATATTTATCTTCCCATCAAATGATACATCAACATTTCCATTAGTCCATGAGTCTACTACGTCTTTTATTAGTTCTTCATCTATTTTACCTATTCCACGTATTTTCCCTCTTACTCTTGAACGACGTTCTTCGTCTGTGAAATTAGGATTGTATATTGTTATACCTGTATCTTTTTCCCATTTACTTAGAGTTGTTGTTGCAGTGTCTAGGAATAGCTGATTATATACTTCTTTTATATTATTTTTGAGATTATCAAGTTCCTTGTCTTCTACATTCAATATCTCTCTGAATTCTAGTATATCTTTATATATTTCTGGTAAGTATTCCATTAAGTTAGTTTTATCCATTTAATGTCACCGTCCCTAGTATTGGCACTTGATTTGATAATGATATATTAGTTGTATTTCCGTTAATAGTTAGATTAGTGTAATCGCTTCCTCCTGCTTGTGATATTGCATCAAGTAGAATAGAACCAATTCTTGCATAGCTTACGGAATAACTATCTCTATCTTGCCAATTATCAGATATAATATCAGTAAAGTATTTATTAATCTCTTTTGTAAATATTGTCTTTGTATCTTGGGTATTTGCTCCTATTACTTGACCTGTTATATCTATAGTCGTTGAAGTTGCAGGTTCTACAGTGCATTTTGCACCTATTGGGGCAACGCCCTTTCCTTTTCCTTCTTTATTAGGATCAATGTATTGTTGAACTTTATCTACTAACTGTGAAGATGCAGGTTTCATCATGGAATCCACTAAGATGACTTTAACTGTATAATCTCCATCCCATCTTGGTATTACTTTTGCTGCTCCTATACCATTAATATCTCTTGCCCATTTTTGGTAGTGATATATATTTCCTGATGTTGCTGATTTTTTTACTTTTTCTTGTTGTCTATCTATTAATTCTTCATCAGTTTCTCTATTTTCTCCCGGAGTAATCACATCGTCTAGTGTTGCAGATGTAAGTCCGTCTATTTCTTCTATTGGAATAAGTAGTCCTGTATCTCTATTACCTACTACTCCTTCTTGCTCACATTCAAGTAGCACATTATCTATACCATCATTTACATTGATTACTTTGTATGTAAGGTTATTGAGCCCGAATCTGCTTCCTACTATCGGTATAACTCCTTGGAATTTACCTTTTCTTATTGCTTTTGTTGCATTTTTTCTATATACACCAAAGTCAGCACATTTTCTATCTAGATAGTCGCCACTTGACGATGTTACAAAAGACATATTAAAAACAGAATTTAGGTCAATATATATTTGTGCTATTTCTGCACATGCTGGCGCTATGGCGTCATATATAATACTTCCTTGTCTCTTATCTATATTATTAGGTACTTTTTCTAGTGCTTTTTCTAGGATATAATCATATGTCATATGCTCAAACACTTACCATCACCTCACTTTCAAATGAACCTTCAATACTGATTACGTGAAATCTAACTGTTACATTTTCATCTTCATGAGTAAATGCAAAATCTGTAACGTTTAGTATTCTGTCATCTGCAATAAGTGCATCTCTTATTAATCTTTTTAAATCCATCTCTATATAATCTCTATCTTTTCCTATTAATCCACTTAGTTCTGAACCATAAGAAAAATCATATATTAGATACTTGTATCTTTGTGTTTCTAGTATCTTAAATACTGCTTGTTTTATTGCTTCTATCCCGTCAATATACTTATCAATTCTGCCTTCTAGCAAATTAAGTCCATAAGTTCTAGTTTCTGGAGTTATTTCATATATATCATCTTCAAGATGTAGACCACTTATAGGTATCATTCTGTCACCACCTTATCTAGCACAATGTATTGTTGTCCTCCTTGTGCTCTTAATAATATTACTTTATCCTCTTTCTGTAACATATCTTTTCCAGTTACAGTATTAGTTAATATTAAGAAATCTTCATCTAATATAAATCGTTGATCTACTTGAATGTTAACTGGATTAGTCTGAATAACTTCACCAAAATATACTGTTACATCTTGGCTACTATCTTTTACACCTTTGTTTATTTGTTTTAGTGCTCCTATGAATTTTTGTGTATTACTCATTTATATCACCTTCAGTGTTAGACTCATAGTATGCTGATTATTGCTAAAGCTATGTTTTGCACTATCTACTATAAATCTTTGTTTTAATTCCATTCCTTTTATATCAACATATATAGATGTTCCTGCTCTTACTGATAAGTCTCCTATACAGTCAAGACTTAAACCTTTTTCTACTCTATTTTTTACAAATACTAGTTGTTCAGCACGTTTACGAATCTGTGCTTCGTTTAATTTATCATTAACTTTCTCATAGTATTGTAGAAGTCCCCATTTATTAATATTGCTACTGTCTTTTACGATAAATACTTCTCTTTTCCCTGTGTTCTTGTTATCTTTATATAACTTAATTTTATTAAAGGAATCTCCGTCAATGCTTCTATCGAAAGAATAACTAGTTAATAAGCTTTCATCTCCAATAATTAAGTTATTAAACATGCTTTTTATGTTTTTCAGTGTCAGGCTTCCAAAAGAATCGTATAATACATACATTTCTCCTGTATTAATTAGCGTATTATCAATAGATTTATATATAATATCAATAAGTGTTTGCCCATCTTCAACCATTAGAGGTATTTTATAGCTTGTATTTTCTAACACACCTGTTCTGATATTAAAATCCGTTGCTATCTTTTGTACTATTTCATCTGCTCTTTTATTCTTGAATACAAAAGTATCTTTGTTAAGCAAATATCTCATTTGGTCATATGCTGTTATACTTAGTGTTTCATCTGAAGTTCTAGATATTTTAAATATATATCCGTAGAAGATTTTTGTATCATCTTTTATAAAATATATGATGCTTCCTTCACTTATTTCTAACCCTTTTTCTATGACCATTGCAAAAGATAATTCAGCTGGTTTTCCTATTCTAACTGTATCCCATGATATATTAGTGACTAATTGACTTATATCGTATATTTCTCCTGTGCTAGTGTTTTGCATGATTATAGATATCATCACATCACCTCTTTGTAAGGCATTTTTAACTTCTGCCCAGGATATATCAAGTTGGGATTTTTAATGTTATTTTGTTTTGCTATTTCCTTATATAGATTTCCATTTCCTAGCTGAGATTTAGCTATTTTCCACAGAGTATCTCCTGATTTTACTATGTAAGTTTTTGGCATTTGTTTTGTAACTGGACGTGAATTTTTACAATCTTTTGATATAGTTGTTTTACCATTATTACTTGAGAGTGTAACTCTTCTTGCTCTATGTTCTCTATATTCTGTTAGGTTAATAGTGTAGTATATATCCCCCACTTCTCCTGCTTTTTCGTTGATTTCAAAATCCTCTATAAGCCAAAGTCTATCTATTGGATAATACCCACCTATAACCTTGAATGTAAGTATTTTGTTTCTTTGTTTCCAACTATATAACTTATTGACATATGTACTTGGGTGTTGTAATTTATTTGTAACTACATATGGTGCTTCATGTAGGGGGAAAAGGCTACTTATACTTAGTTTTAATAATTTTCTATTTCCTGATTTAACTACATCACCCATCTGATAAATATTATATGTCTCAGTGTTTCCTGCTTGAGTTACTTTTACTTCTTCTGGACTTACAGGTAACATTATCTCTTCTTCGCTACCGTCTAATAATCCAATATAGAATTTATACATCTATGCATACACCCCCTGTGCTGAGTTAGCTACTTCTTTTACAAGTGCTTCTGTTATTTTTCCAAGGAGCTTGTCTGCATCAGCATTTTCATTAACCGTCATATCTCCCATAGATACTGTTGGAGTTAGCGTTACAAAGTTCTGAATCATTTCTCGCTCTGCTACTTCTCTCATGAGCTTTATGTCTTCATCTGCTATATTTACGTTATCTTTAATTTTATTTACTTGTACTGGTACGTCTTTTTTATTAGCTTCTTTTTGCAACTTATCTATTCCTAATTTTTTCTTTAATTCTTCAGCAGAAATATTATCTATTGCTCCTGCCACTTTATCTCTTACACCATCTAGATTGACCTTTTTATCTCTAATAAATTTGCCTGTTGCTTTTGCTGCACCACTAAAGTCTACTTTCATGTATTGTACCTTATCAATGTTTGCTCCAAGTAAATTAAGAGCATCAATTACTAAATTAATTCCGCCAATAAATGGATTGACAAATATATTCAAAAACATATTAATCCCATCTCCTGCAAATTTAATAATTCCTTCTAATGCGCAAGCTAATGCTTCTATCAAAGCGTTTATTCCAAATTCAACTAAGTTAAATAAGCACTTAGTTATATTGACAATAACTTTTCTAACAGGTTCCATTGTTGCAATAAGCGTTATAAATATAGTAATTAAAATGATAATTACACTTATAATAAATACAATAGGTAGTCCTAATTGTGCTTTTCCTAATGCTTCTGTAACAGCGGTAGAAATAGTTGTTATTAAGTTATATGCTTTACTTATTGCATTATATATAGCAAGCACCACTCCAATAGCTGTAATAGCTGTAGCAATTGCTCCTAATATAATCAGAACATACTCAGCATTATCAAACATAAATGAAAATATATTGCCTATCACATCTATAATTGGTGCTATACAATCAAGTAATATAGCGACTCCATTTATCAGTGCTCCTAGAAAGACATATATAAATTTAATCATTTGTCTCATTGCTTTACTTTCCATGAGTTTAGTTATTTTTTGCAATACTGGTCTTAATAATGGAGCAAGTTTTTTCGCTAATGTAGCCCAAGTACTTAGCCATTTATTCTTGACTTTTTCTATCATCTTACTAGTTTTTTTATCTTTTTTTATTCCTAACTTAAACCCTTTGCCAATTGAACCTTTCCATAATTTTTTAATTCGTTTTTTAGTTGCTTTCATTATACTAACAGCTTTATTTGGAATAACTTTCATTTTATTGTTGGCATCATTCTGTAATTGCGATAAATCTGAAACTACATTTATTGTTGTGTTATTAGAGTTTTTCACCATTTGCTTACTAATATTTTTAGTTTTATCAATCATTTTCAAGTTTTCTTTAACTTTATTAATATATTTATTTTGCACTGATGTCTTATTCTTAATGGTAGTATTGTATTTATTTAATAATGCTACTGTGTTATCAATTGAATTTATTACATTCAACCTATCACCACCTTCATTAACGTGTCTTCTTATAAGCCTTCTTCTCAGCTTCTATATGTAAATCTACACTAGCCATTACAAAAGCTTTTTCACGTCTTGGTAAATCTAGAAATTGTTGAGGGAGTAAGTTTATTTTATGTAGTAGATAATGAGCATAATTAGCATCTGAATCTCCCTCAACAATTAGTTTTTTGCCTGTTCTTTTAACTCCTCAAGATCTGTATAACCTGATAAAGTCTGAATTTGATCAGCTAATGTAGCAATCTCTCCTGGTAACATAACTTTCTTAATATAATCTTCTGGTGTTACGCAACCAACACTTTTAATGCTATCTGCTTCTTCAAACTTAGGATCTACAGTTCCTCTAATAGCAATTAATCTATTAAATTTACTTACATCAAAGTCTACTTTACCTTTCTTACCCGTACGCATACAAATCTTTTGAATATCTGACATCTCGCTATCTGTAATGGCTCTAATCTTAAACTTTAATAAGTTTCCTTTATCATCTTTGAATCTATTAGAAACTAATACCTCTTCTGTGATATCATCAATAATATTTTGATTTAAAAATGCTTGCAAATTACTCATTTTCTTCACTCCTATAATTTTTTTTTCTTTAATTAGTAAGGAAAGTTATTACTTAATGTCTCAAATAAATCTTACTCATTAATCCTATCTATCAAATAACATTAGTCATAAGTTTTTACTAGCCCAGCGGAGAATGATATAGGGTAATATGTAGCAGTGAGTCACGGATGGCGAACTCAGCAGTTTAAACACGGACGTTTAATCTGCTGACGAAATATTACCCTATATTATTCAGAGCGGAAGTTTAGCCTATATTTTCGTAATAACTCCCCTTACTTACTTAAATTACTCTACAACATTAAACTTATTTAATATCTCAATATCATCAAATGTAAAACTTAATTCCTCTTCTAATACATCTTTATCAATATCAATTTGTCCAATGATAACACTATCAATATTACAATTTTTTAGTACTACTGTTTGTTTACCAGCAGAACTTGCAGGATCTTCATTAACTAGTTGAATATCAAAGTATACATCTTTACCAGTTTTAATATAATCAAGCATTAATTGTCTAAATTCACTTGTCATGTAATAGATAGTCATACTACCTGTACCTTTCCAACCAGTAGCTTTACTATGAGTCGCTCTACTGCCTAGAACTTTTATCTCTGACTTGTTTTTCTCAATCTTAGCATCGATTTTCTTAATATAAGCCATTTCTTTTACTATTCCATTAATAGTTTTAAATACTTTTCCTTCTCTTCCTGATATAATATCTTGAGCTTGTAAAATCGCCATATTACTTCACCTCCACAGTCATATATAATTTTTCCATACCATCTACTGGCTGAGCAGCTATTCTTACAATTACAACGTCTGTATCATCGCTTGCTAACACTTGTACATCTTTTTGAGTATCTAAGTTAGTGATAGAACCGTTATTATCGTATTTTTGAAGGCATTTAATAATTTCATTTTTAAGTAGATTTCTTCCATCTTCATTATTACTAATTTTACCTATGAAATAATCATTACCAATCTTAGTAATCTGATTATTAATACCATCAAGAGTACGCATAACTCTGTTTTTTCTAAACATTCTTCCTTTATCTTTTGTAAATGAATGAAGAGAGTTAATGTCATATTCTACTCTTGCTTTTCCATCATAACTTGTAAATAGAAACTCTCCATCATTTATGTAATCTTCGATAGATGCATGATTATATTTATAATCAACATCAATAGCTCCATCATAGAAATCATATGTTAAAGACTCATTCGTATTAGCTGCTGCTGTAGCTCCTGCAACCCAAGCAGTTGCTTTCTTGGCAGGTAAAACAGTTCCATCATCAAGCATTACACCATTTTTCACACTTATAATACCTTCATAATCAGCATTACTATAATTTTCTGCTACTAAGGTAACTTTATTTCCTTCATTATCTCTAAGTCTCTTAACCCAATCTTTGAATGCATTTTTAATAGTATTATCAGAAACACTATAAAGTGCACAAGTATTGAAATAATATACTTCTATAGCTTCTCTATAAGATTTATAATTATCTTCTATAACACTTCCATTGGCTCCTCCACTTAAAGATGCTGAAGCAGTTGCAGATAATTTACCTGTTCCACTGAAATCTACAAAGCTGTTATTATGTAATTGTTCTACATTTGTTACTGATTTTTGAGCATCTACAAGTTTATTTCCAACAAATGTTTTCACATTGAACTTATCTTGGTTGCTTTCTACAACAACTTTTAATTCATTACCTTTAATTCCTGTATATTTTGCAGTTGCTGTTAAATTATTATGTGTTACAGTTGCTTTAGCACCTGTTGATACAGGATTTAATCTGTATACTAATACTTTCTCAGCTCTTTTTAATGCTTCTCTTATTGGAACTATATTATGTAGTTCTTCACCAAAAATCCCAAATGTATCTGTATTGTGTGATACTTCTATAACTTCATGCTCTTTACCAAAATCAAGATCAAGAGGCATTGTAACGATTCCTCTATGTAATTGTTCTGACTGCATTCTTGTTTGTTCAAAATTAATATAAACTCCTGGTCTTACTTTATTCTGAGTAGTCCATGTTCCACCCATATAATGCACCATCCTTTCATGTTATATAACCTTAATTTCTTTTACTATTGAACTAATGTTATTACCTTGTTGTTTTTCTTTTACTAGATTCAATGTAGTATCAAATCTATAATGTAACTGTCCTTCTGATATTTCACTTATTTTTTCCCCAGTTCTTACCAAAGTACCTTCTAGATTTAATATTTCTAACTCTTCATCAAGCTTATCTGAAATATCCCAATACAACTCATTTTTGTTATCATTATCTAACAGACAAACTATATCAAATTTTATTTTTATAATTGATTTTTCTCTTTGATAATTAGTTGTTTTATTGTCAACTTTTATCTTTAGAGCTGGTTTTAATATTTCATCTGATTGTTTATCTTCTAGATAGATATTGTAAGTTTTATATAATTTCTTTAGCTTATCTTCAATATTTTTCTTGACTTTGTTAATCAC